GGGAATCGTCATCCGAGTCACTTCCAGTTGTAATTTCAGGAGTGCTTGGTGACTGCACTTTTGGTGCTTTCTCTTCAAACTGTGATGTAAAATCATCTTCTTGGTCAGCTCGTGACATAGGAGTTGATGCTAGATTACCAGAAAAGCCTAGAGTTTTATCTAATCGAACTTTCAATTCATCATAGGATTTAAAGTTATCTTTAGATACTATTGATGTCAATGAATGTTCTGCTTTCCATAACGCTTCTAATTTTGCGTCATCACCGTCATGCACTGGTGACTTGTCGGCAAACTCTGATTTGTCGTAGTTACGATAACCTTCTACGTTACGAATTTTTAATTTGAAGTTCGCACCTTCCCACAAATCAAATGGATTCAATGGAGTTTCATCTGCAAATTCTGGATTCATTGCTTCTGTAAGTTTATCAAAGATTTTCTTACCGAAAGTGAACAATTTAATTTGTCCATCATTTTCTGGATGAGCTGGGTCTGATACAACTAGAATATTTGAAACATAGTGTAGTCTACGTTTTTGTGTGCTAACAATTTTCTTGTTGGCTTCAATACCAGAGTTCCATAATGTAGAGTTATGTTCACAAGCTGGACATTTACCTTCGATAGTTGTTAAACAATTCTCGATATACCAACCGCCTGGGCCTTGAAAGCCATGGTCCCAATATCGAACCCAAGGAAGAGCTTCGTCACCATCAACTGCTGGTGCAGGAAGAAAACGAATCACAGCATAACCGTTACCAGCTTTATCTACTTCTGGTTTCCAGTATCTGTCGTCATCTCTTGAGTTTGTGTTTGGATTTTGTGTTGTGGATTCAATCGCTTTGGTTAGTTTATCTAGACCATCTCGATTGCGTTTTAGACTTGAAAAATCTGACATAGTATTACCTCGTATAAAAAATGTATTAAAAAATATATGTAATTTATTCACAGATTACATAATGATATTTTAGCCATAGACTTCATAGATTGCAAGTCTATAGTTAAAATTATTTAAGTTGACTGAAATTATCAATCAACCATGTATTTATATCTTTATTAAGCTAACAATTCTTCTAATCTAGCGATAGTGACTTTTACATCTTTATGATAGATACCTTGTCCACCAGCTTCTAAAAATTGTTTAATGTTGTCTGCGTGGTCATCAATCAACAACACATCAGGCTCAGCAAACATTTTTTTCTTGCTTCTATTTGAAACTACGTTAGGATGATAAGGAATACCTCGCTCACATAACCAGACAATTTTATCTTTCTCAACGATATCGTGATATTTCTCACCACCGCTTGAAGTTAAAATCTCAATCTCAATATTTTTATTTGCAAGATAATCAAGTAGCTCTAATGCACCGTCATGGTAATCTAAGCTATTGAAGTTGTTACCTTCAACAAACATAGTCCAGTGTTCTGAAAATTGTTTGTTTTTTCTAACAGAAGATGGTTCAATATTAAAAAGTTCTCGGAAACGTCGTTCAAAATCAGACAGAACACCGTCCATATCTAAATATATTTTTCTAATCAATTTATACTCTCTTTCGTTTACATATTATTATAGCACTATTAGAACTTAAGTCAAGCACTTTTTCAGTATCAACTTATATTTGGTTAAATCAAACTTCAAAAAACCGCTATAGTTTGAAATTAATTTCTCATAATTTGGCCAAACAATGGTGTCTATAATATTACTTTTCCACATTGGAAAAAAGTTTAATATCGAATTTAGTATGTGTAATGTTTGAATAGACACTTCGCCTCGTAATGCTTTTTTTAATAGAACAGGATGTTCACCTGAAGTTTTTAGTATCTCGTTTGGATTTTCTAGCATAGAAAACAACTCTCTACACTCATTTTCAAATATATAAGATAAGCTTTGTATATTCTTTTGATATTCTACGTATCGAGTATTCGCTTCTTCGTCTAGTAGTTTACCAATCCAAACACCGGGGTCGTGGAGAAAGTTAGCAATGAGAAACTGCTCAAGCTGTTCTTTATCATACTTTCTAGATAACCTATGAAAGAAGTATTTGTCTTTACGATTATCAAACGCATCAATTGTCACTCGCACTTTACCATTATACTTAAAAAAATCGTATGAACTAGTAAAGTGTAGTTTCAATCCAGTGTATAGACAAAATGCTTCATAACCTGTCAAAATGGTAATCTCACCGTTTTCTCTTTTAGCATATTATTTCGTTGAGCATCATAATGAATTTTACTTTTTAGTGAGGAAGATATCAGTGATGACGCTACCTCTATTTCTAATCCAGTTTTTTTACAATACTCAACAATAGCTTCAATATAATTATACTGAGTATTGTTAACTATATCTTCAATAGCTTTAGAGAAGTTTTGAATTTCTTCTTTGGATGCTTTGACTGCCATGTTACTTCACTACAGTTTCATACAACAATTCGAATTGCTCATGCACAGCAACTTCTTCATCATAATTCTGTTTATGATATACCTTAGCCATTCTTGATACTAGTTTCTTTGGTATTTGCAACTGCTCACAGATATCAGCAGTAGCTTCTTTCATGAAACTACGCTCACCTTGAACTCTAGCCATAGAGGCAGATAATTCTTTTAAAACTCCCAGTAACTTATCACGGTCAGCAGGATTAGATAACACATTAACGCTTACTTGGTCAACAGACATAATAACTCCTAATAATTAAATACACCAATCAGATTTCTTTTCGCCAAAATATGCACGAGCATGACCGTTTTGAATTAGTAACTGTGATAGCGGTTTACCATCAACAATGACATCACCCAATACACGACCACCATACTTATCCCAACTATCTAATTTTACTTGAACTACTTTAGCCTTTGCAACCGCTTCTTTAGTAAATGCTGAAGCTTTTTGGGCCATTGCATCTTCTTTATCACAGTGATTGCGTGGTTTCTTTTCGGGTGTATCAACACCTAATACTCGAACAGATAACACAGGTTTAAGTGGTAGTGGTAAGAAAGGCACTTGAAACTTAACGGTATCACCATCAAGAACCTTCTCAACTTTCCAATTATACACATAGTCTTGTGCATATGCAAATGTTGGTAATAATACTAACAGACTTGCTAATAACGTTTTTTTCATGATTCGTATTTCCTATCTTTAGGTTTATAAAAAATGTGCTGACCAATTCTAGTAGTTTTCTTCAAGTTTACCCAGTTTGGCTGTACGTAAACAGTATGGAAATACATAGCACCCTTAGTTATATCAGGCATCTGGTCGTGCTCTAGATATATATGTTTGGCAAGGTGTAAAGACTTTTGGTATGAGTCTGTGTGTTTAATATCTTTTAGTTTCTTCACTGGGTCGCATACCCAAGAAAATTGGCAATAGCCTTTTACTTTTTGCTTAACGACACCACACACGCTGTCTGGAAACTTTCCAGATTTTACTCTATTCATTGTTACCATACCGACAGCGTATTGACCTTTCTTAGACTCTGTATTAGATTCAAAGAATATATTTTGTGCTAAACACGATATTTGTTTTTCTTCATAATAAGATATATCGCTTGAAGCAAAAGCATTAAACGATACGGTTAATAGTGCAAGAGTTAATAATACCCTCATAGGTTTTTCCTTTCTTTTAGTTAAAGCGATTTTTTGCTTACGACTTACAGTTAGTTGGAACTTATTTTGGTGTAACTGAACTGGGTTGAATCAAAGATACATCATAGTAATTTGGGTTTTAGACTGGTTATCCCGCCAGTATTTAACGGTCCAAGGTTAAATTCTTTATTAAAATTCGTCAAGTGTTTTCTTATATATGTCATTTTGTATTCTAGACATATACAATTTATCCTCTAACGATTTTATTGTTTCATTAGATTCTGCTAGTTGCTTCTCAATATATGAGTTTATGTATGGCTTTAGATAATCAAAAAATATCTCAGCGCCATGCTCTAAATTACCTTCTACTACCATTGAGCCAGATGACCAATTTAGTTTAGCGACAACACCTTTGTCATCACTAAAAGCCATTGTGTATTCAGGTATTATATTCATAAGTCTCATTATACATCCAAACTTTCAATAATGAAAGTAAAATCATCAATTAATAAATGCTGGTCACCGTTCGTTAATGTAACCAGAACTTCATTGCCCACTTTGTATACTGTCATGACGTGAATGGGATTAATTCCTATAACACCATTTCTGCCGTTAAAGAGCTTCAGCATCATAATCGTTTTCAGTATTAATAAATGTTTTTATTTTATGGTCAGTATTCCATGACTTGGTGTAATCATTATCTATATCACATAACGAAATGACTTCATCTACAGTATCTATAACTCTAACACTACTAATATTTTCGCCTATGTATTTTTGCGAAAACTCTTTTAATACGCTTGTGTCGATGTTATCCAAAGAATCCATAACATCCTCAATGTTGTCATTCGTTAAATCTCTTTCAACAACGTATCTAACTCTAAACGATTGAATAGCGTCAATCACCACATATTCTTTTTTATTCTCTTGTTTTCTCAATGTCCAACTCCCATCATTGTTATCAATCCACATAATCTTATCGCCTGTCTGCCAACCAAGACCATCAATGGCACCTTCAGGAAACACCAAATACAATTCACCATTCTCATCGGGTTCAATTTTTGCTATCATATTTTTCTCTCAATATATTCCAAGTTTCATTCCAGTTACTTACTGTATGGCAAATACCCCGGTTATTCATTAGTATTTCTTGGGCAAGTGAGTAATCATTTCCAGACTCGTTCATACTATCTCCAAAAAATACAAACTTCTGATGTTCTTCAAAGTGTTTGAGTATTCTGGCTTTGTCATGTCCTTTTTCGAATATATCTACACCAGTTTCACCACCAACAACAGCTTGAATATTATTCCACTTAGAATTTATATCTTTCGCTAAAGATAGTCTCTCACCGTGAATTTTATCCCACTCGTAATACTTTTTTCTCTCTTCAATCGAAGCGTTTCTACCTACAATAGAGAAATTTATCATACCTATTCTAGGTTCTATATGTTTACCATACTTATAATTATACACACTTTCGTTTAATTTACATAGTAAATAATCTATTATTTCTTCAGGACATTTCCAGTCAGATTGGTAAATCAAATTATTTTTTACATAAATGGTATTGCTAGAGCAGTTAAATGAATATATCGCTAAAGACATTAGTTCTGTGCCAAGCTGCTCAATAGTTTTATCTATATCACTTCCCGTAACAAAAGCAACTTTATTTAACAACATAAACTGTTTTAACCAAAGCTCAAAACTTTTGTCTATTTTGCCTCTACTTGGCGTTAATGTTCCGTCGACATCAAATAAAAAAA